CACTTAGCGTAAACCATTCTACGGTCTCCCGTATTGTACAAACCAAGGATACCCTTGGTTGGTGGTGCCTCGTGAGGTCTATCCTCGGAGGGCTTCCATGTAGGATCATCAACCTCCTTAGAAGGCGTGCTCTCTACTGCGCACATGGCTTTACTCATGTACGTGGTCGTACGTTTCTGCATCTGATCGAAACCAGATCCTTCTCCGCCGATATCATCAGGCCACCGATCGTAATCGGTTCCTAGCATAAAGCCAATAGGCTTGCCCGCTAGCTGATTCTTACTGGGCCAACCAACGTTAAGTAGCTGCCCCGTCTTAAACTTCTTCCGCCATGTTGTATCTGCTGATCTACCAGCAAGTAACAGGCTCTTTAATTTGTCGGAGTTTGCAATCATCCGATCAAGGCGCCTTACAGAGAAATCCCCTGCGGAAGCCATATCTTTTTCAATGATCATCGCATCCATTGGATCCGCTATGATCTTGTGTGCGGCTCCATTAAGGATCACCGATTGAGTCTTACCGTTCTGTACACCCGCCGCTAGAATCACGCTATCGTAAAACCTAGAGGTCAAGGCGTCCGCTGGTTCCCTCATCAAGGGAGCTAGTCTAGAATTGTAATAACCTGTGTACGCCTCATCCTTAAGATAAACGTACTCTTCAGCACACTCTGTAACTGTTAATCTCTTCGGAGGACGTATTACGTCGACCGTTCTGGCTAGGGTTGCCCTAGCTGTGGCGAAGCTATTAATCACCCTGAACTTCCTCCGACACTTCCTCCCCATCGGGATCAAGGAAGTGCTGAAGGTTATGTGCCAAAGATTGTCTTGCGTCATCTACCGATGCAAGGAACACCTTTAACTGATCAGGCTGTAACCCAACCTCATGCTCTACTCTGTCTGGAAGCGTATCTAGTGCGAACACTAACATCTTAAATGCTTCCGCTACTACGTCCCGTACTTCTTCCGCGGGTATCAATTCCCCGCAATGCTTCTCGTACGCGAGGCGCTTGTTCTCTGCGTCGTACCAATCCTTACGGTCCTTAGGATCCATCTTATCTGGATCATTCTCTATTCCCCCAGCGTCTGCTCCCTTGACCTTCCAAGAGGGCATAACGGATAGTGCTATAGCGACTGTCTTAAACGAGTACTCTTCCCGCTTCGCAGACTTTTTGTCTGGAGCGTATCCTACAAGATACTTGATTAATGTTCGTCTATCTACTCCAGTTAGCTGGGCTAACCTGTTGACTGAAAAAGTTTCCATACATGACCGTGTGTTGGATGTTACGCTGCTCCCTGACTTACGCTAACAATGTAAGTCCATGTCTTATCAAAAGTATCAGCGCTGTCTGTTCCGTCTGCTTCGACGTACGGACCAACTACTCTCACATCAATTAAAACACTGGGTTCTGCGGGGACCTCCGTGGTGTCCACGGCAGGTAGGTTTAGATCGATGACCGATATATCCCAGTCATCCTCCCGATTAGCGTTCTTAGTTAATGTGCGCCAGTCGGTGTAAGCTAGCGTGCCAACGGTAGCTCTAATGCGAGCAGTGACTACTGCGTTATCGCTTATCTTAAACTGCTCCCCTTTAACTAGGAGTCCTGTCAAGACCACCCTTTTTTGGTAGGGTTGTCCTGTAACTAGTTTATCCAAGCTGTATTGCATAATCAGTGCCCTTGTGGTGTAAGGTGGTAACGAGACAAGTCATCAAGCATAAGGCCCATAGCCTTGGCAATCCATTACCTCGGGTTATTCCATTAAAGGCGCAGAGCCTTGGCAATCCGTTCCCTCGGGTTAGACCTTTCTATTCTTGGCAGTGTCTGTTACCACCTAACTTGTGCGCGGTACCCCGCTTTATTTGTTCTTCCCCCAGAAACAGAAAACCCCCGCTGCGCGAACAACGAGGGTGCCTGTACAAGGAGGAGTCATATGAAAGAGCCCATTATGAGCGGGCTTTGGTAGGAATACCCGTATATATGTGGGTATTCCTTCATAGAACCATATTAGAGCACGGTTTGTTACTCGATGCAAGTGATTGATTATAAAAGGTTTATGTTTTTGTACAATTTATTTCTAGGTCCATGGCGGACCGCGGGTTCTCGGGAACTGGCGTGCCTGCTGATTTCTAGGTGGGCTGTAAATCCTTGATTCATAAGGGCTTTTGAGGTGGTACCATGAGAGCGCCAAAAATATTGAGAGATCGAGCTCAATCTGCGCCCACGATCGAAAAAAAATTTTCAGGGTCCCCGTGCTTGACATATGTCCATTATTTCTTTTTTTCCATTTCGCGGGCCGTTTTGGTCCAATTACGGACCCGTAAATTTTAGGCAAAAAAAACCGCCCAATTTGGGCGGTATAGGTTAAAACATTTTAGGGCTTGGTTATTCCTTTGGGCGCATTCCTAGCAATGCGAGCAAAACCCAAATAAATATCAATAGTATGCTCTCAATTATTCCGATGGGTTTGCTGTGCTCTGAGCTTATCGCGTCCTTATATTGGCGCGTCATAATTTCCAGCCTTCACGAACGACTAGCCAAATCACGGCCTGTAATTCAAAACCCGCAATACAGATTTGATGCGCAAGTTCTGCGGTGATACGCTCTACACGTCTGTATTGCTTAGCTGTGGGCGATTCAACTACTGCGCGGTGCTTGCCATTGTGCGCGATAGTACATGCGCGCATATGCCACCTATCAACCGTTACATGGTGGCGTGATAGTTTAGCGATGTTCATTGCAAAACTGTGTGTTTTAGGTGATACGCTTAGAAGCTTGGCTTGCTCTTTTAATATTTTAATAGCTTTGATTTTATTTTGCCCATAGGTGCAAACGGTAACCGCGTGCGGATCCGCGCCACTAGTAAAGGCCTCAATTATATTAAACGCGTCTGTTTTATTACGCGACCATTTAACGCTTGGGCTTAAGCACGACACTACGCACGCCACTACATATGGCGACACATTAAAACGATGCGCGATATCTCGCGTATAGTTTTGGGCTTCAGTGTACCAACTAAGCCCGCGAATTATTTGATCTTCACTTGCTGCATTGTACCAACTAAATAGACGGTTTCTGATTTGCCTATCGCTTAGGTCTACTATTGAAAGTTTGCTCATTTTGCGGCTCCAATTGTCAAAAAATAGTCATTATTAAATACTTGTTTTTCGCCGTCATAATTAGGCGCATAAACGAGTGCGCTTAATCCGTCATCGTACTGCAATGCTATACACTCTTGATCTAATGCGAGCGTTAATAACGTTATTTTGCTTTGGGTTGTAAGCATGTCTTTTTTGACGTGCGCGCGCAGTATCAATGTGCGCTCCAGTTCACCATTATAAATGCCTTCCTCTATTCGCGACGCACTATAAAAAGAGCCTAATAATACATTGGTCAAATAAATAATATCTGCCTGACCTAGTGGGTTATTCTCTAGTCCGATATTTAGTGTTATGTATTGGCCTTTGTTTTCGCGCTCTTGATTTGCGCGCGCTATTGCTAGTCGTGCGCTTTTAGCTTGATAATCTGAGCGCGCTGCGATGTTACCGTTATAAGTTTTTAGTTCTGACATTTTTATTTACCTTTAAGTTATTAGTTGGTTTTATTTGTTTTAGTTTTAGTTTATGTATGGATAATAATTATCTGAGTATTTACGTTATGCATGATTTCCCCATCAGATAACCCTAGCGTGTGCTCTATTAGGTCGCCACTTGTTTCACCCTCGTCGACTCCCTCAAGATAATCTTGAACCATAATTACTATGGTGGGGTCATCTCCATTGCTGTAATGCCTAATACAACTAGATATTTTATCTATATTCTGGCGAGTGGTCGCGTAATAAACAATAGCAGCTCCTTTTTGATAATTATTCATTTTATTTCCCCGTGAATATGTCAATTGATTTTTGGGCAAGTTCTAAACTGTTTATATTACGCTCGATTAAACAAGCGCCAATATATATAGAATAATAACTGCCGTTTTTCTGGATTGTATAACCTTTATAATTTCTCATTTTGTTTTACCTTTTAAGTTATAGCACCCAAATTTGGGTGCTTGGTTATTGTTTTAAAGTCTATCTAATTCAAATCCGCAAAGGACTCTATCATCTATTAAATGCGGTTTATATTCACCGTCATCCGCTATCATGTCATCTAGGTCAAAAAATGTAGTATTAAAATAGACACCATTAATTCGACCATAAACACATGCGCTGTCTCCAAGCTGGGGATGCTCAAAAAATTCTATATATTGGCCTAGTTTGTTTGTAGTCGTGAAGGGAAAAGGTTTCTCTAAATCAAATAATTTGATTAATTTTGAATTGGTCACAATGTTCATTTTGTTTTACCTTTTAAAGTTAGTTAGTTAGTTAGTTAGTTAGTTAGTTAGTTAGTTAGTTAGTTAGTTAGTTAGTTAGTTATAAAAGCCATTAATACAAACATATATACGATGGGTAAAATAGTGATAACTGTAACCACAGCTTGCACAAGTTCGCCTTCTCTATACTCTTCGATAGTGACCACAATAGTTATAAATAAAATCATTGCAGCAATAGGAAGAGCTATTAATAAGTTAGTCATTTAGAAACCTTTAAGTTATTGGATTAATTTAGTACTGAATTACATAATACACGAAAAACAGTATTAGTAAACTATTATTTTACTTTATTTTCGCGGATTAAAAGAGCGGGCACGCGTATAAAATAATTTTACT